CTCGCCTTCGACGGTCTGTCGAAGCGGTACGGCACCATCGCTGGCCAGACTGCCGATCAGATCATCGACGCTGGCGGCACCGGCACTGACAACACCTCGGTGTGGATGGTCATCAACGGCCCCAAGACCGTCAGCGGTCTGATCCCCCAGGGTGGTGGCGTTGGCATCAAGCACACCCCAGTTAATGGCGGCACCCCGGTCAGCAAGACCCTGGGCAGCGGCAACATCGACGAGTTCTACCAGGACATCTGGGAACTGCACTGCGGTCAGAAGGTCGAAGATTGGCGCGGCGTGGTTCGTATCTGCAACATCGACACCAGCAACCTGGTGAGCGAGTCGGGCGCTGCCGACCTCATCAAGCTGATGATCAAGGGCCAGCACCGTCTGCTGCCCGTCGAGATGCTTGGCACCCCGGTGATCTACGTTTCCCGCACCACGGCTCAGATGCTGGACATCCAGGCTCTGAACAAGGCCGCTGGCAACCTGACCGTTGAGACTGCCGAAGGCAAGCGCAAGACCATGTTCCGTGGCTACCAGGTCAAGGTCGTGCATGCGCTGTCGGACGCGGAAGCCCGCGTGGTCTGATCCTCACTAACACCTACTACGAAAGAACAAACACTATGGGTTACTACGACGATACCACCAATATGATCTTCTCGGACGCGCAGTCGCTTACCGGCGGCAGCGCGGACGCGACCAACGTCATCGACACGCAGGCGACCCCGACCCTCAAGGATCTGGGCATCAACCCGATGGTCGTGCGCGTGATCGTCACCACCGCCTTCACGGCTGGCGGTGGCTTCACGAGCCTGGACATCGGCCTGAAGTCGGACAGCACGACCAACCTGGATACCAGCGAGACGGTTCACGCCTCGCGCAATATCCTGCTGGCGAGCCTGACTGCTGGCGCGGAGTTCTACCTGACGATCCCGCCGGGCCAGCGAGTCGAGCGCTACCTGGGCATCGAATACGTCTGCAATGGCGCTGCCCCCGGCGCTGGCGCTGTGACCGCCATCCTGGTCCCGGCTGTCAGCAGCATGCAGTACTTCCCTGACGGCTCCAGCATCGTTGCTGGTTGATCTGCGCTGAACTGAATGACATCAAAACACCCGGAGGGCTTGCCTTCCGGGTGCTTTGTTATACCATCCCAATAACCCAAAAGGATTCACATGGAAGTCACTCTCGCTACGAATATCACGACCGCGACCAACGGTCCCTCCGTTGGCGTCCAGCCGTACGGCGGAACTGAGCCAATTGTTGTTGATGTGTACGGCCAAGGCGTTGGCACCAGCGGTGCGCAGAACATCGTGTTCGATGTGGAACACTCTGTTGACGGCACCACCTGGACCACTGCCGCGACCATCACGGTCGCCGGTACGCACACCAGCAAGCCCTTCACCTATCAGGTCAAGGTCGCCAAGCCGTATGTGCGTGCCAACGTCACGACCATCACGGGTACCGGCGCTGCGCTCTACGCCAACATGCGGGTGGCGTAAACTGTGAACCAGACGGCAATCTGCAATTTGGCTCTGCTTCGGCTGGGCATTTCCCAGCCGATTGCAGATATTACGGAAAACAGTGTTGCGGGTCGTGCCTGCAATGCCGTCTGGGAGCAGTGTCTGACCACGATGCTACGGGAGCGCCCGTGGCCGTTTGCTGTGCGCCAAGTGGATCTGGCGCTGGTCGGTGAGCAGTTGTTTCAGGATTGGGCGTTCACCTACCGATACCCGACTGATTTCATCAACATCCACCGACTGTTCCCGCCCGTAACCGAGACAGCTAGTCCTGTCACGGTGAGTGTGATCAGTGACCGGATTCCGTACCCGCAGACATTTCCGTATGCCATCGGTTCGGATGTCAGTGGGCGGCTGATCCATTGTGACGTTGAAGATGCCATTGTTACAGGCACATTTCTCAACGAGGACACTGCACAGTTTGATCCGTTGTTCACCTCGGCACTCGCCTGGTTCATCGCCGCTGAGATCGCTCTGTCGCTGACCAAGAACCGTGAGCTATACGGCAATGCCCTGAATGAGTACCAGCGCATCGTTAGCGAAGCTGCGGCCACCAGCTTGAACGAAGTCAAGCCACGTGAGTCGGATGATGCTATGATGATTGAGGCTCGCCTGTGAGCGAGATCCAACGGGCGTTCTCGTCCGGTGAGGTTAGCCCGTCACTCTATGGCCGGGCGGATGTGGATCGTTGGAAGGCTGCGCTGAAGACCTGTCGCAACTTCATCCCGAAGGCAGAGGGCGGCATCGTCAATCGGCAGGGTGTTGAGTTCGTTCGTTCCATTGGCAGCACCACCTATGCCCACTTCATTCCGTTTGAGTTCGGCCCGACGGACAGCTATGTTCTCGTTGGCTACTTCGGTGGTTCTGATCGCATTGGTGTGTTCCGCAATGGCGCTGCTGTGCCTGGCGATCCTATCATATACGATTGCGTACTGGTGGACTCGGGCGCTGTGCGGGACATTGAAACACCATACGAGAACCTGTTTGTTGTGGGCGACAAGGTGCGCCTCAGTACTGATGGGTCGCCTCCGTCTGGCACCGAGTATACGATCACCATCATTAACTCGGCCACCAACTTCCGCATTGGCGGAGGCACGACCCCCGGAACGCTGACCGGTGTCAAGATCATTCGCTCGACGGCGCTTGTCACTCCGACTATGCTGTCGTTCGGCGCGTTCTTTAATGTCGATGCCGCACGCTTTGTGCAGTCTGGTGACACGATCTTCCTTGCTGATGGTCAGGTCGTTCCGCAGCGCATCGTGCGCGAGGACGAGGCTGGCTATTCCCGCGATGTCAGTTGGCACCCTGATACCGCTCCGCTGACTCCGGACATCATCACTGGCATCACGGTGGCTGCATCCGGTTCCGCTGGCACGAACCAGATTCGGTACAGGATCACGCGCACGGACAAGGATGGTCTGGAAAGCGGCGTTCTGCGCGGATCCACGATCACTGGAACTGCCTCGCTTGTTGGCAACCGTTGGAATATCAACTACACGGCCCATGGACTTGAGACGAACGACACGGTAGAAGTCACTGAAGCTAAGGATAACACCGCAGGTGCGCTTACTTACAAGGTTGGTGATCTCGTTCGCGTGGTGAAGGTGGATGCCAACAACTTCACGGTCGTTGGCAACGGGGCCGTATCCGGTAACTTCAAGTACCGAGCATTAGGTGACTCATTCCTGGGCGCGTACCCGTCCACCTCGACAGTCGCCACGATCACTTGGACTGCCGTCGCTGACGCGGACTACTACAATGTGTACCGTGAGTTTGGTCGGGTTTACGGATATATCGGAAGTACCTCTGACACCACCTTCTCGGACAACGGCATCGTCCCCGACCAGAAGGACACGCCGGTCATCGGGCAGGATCCGACTCGGGCGATCAACGACAACGGGGCCAATATTCCGGCTGCGGTAGGTCTGTTCCAACAGCGTCTGATGTTCGGCGGATTCAGCGAGGACACCGAGCGCATCGTCGGCAGTCATGTCGGCAACTATACTGCGTTTGATCCCGGTGCAGAGGACGCCAGCGGCGTGGACTTTGAACTAGCTGGTCGCACCGTGTCGGCAGTCCAGCACATGCTGGAGATCGCGGGTCGTGCAGTTGTCCTGACCAGCACGGCGGAATGGGTACTGCGCGGCGGCACCGGAGGCGGGTTGACCCCCACCGCCATCAACGCCCGTGCGGACAGCTACAACGGATGCAGCAGCATCACGCCCGCCGTGGTCGGATCAACCTTGGTTTATGTCCAACGTGGTGACAAAATTGTACGGGATTCCCGCTACGACTATGCCCAAGAGGCGTTGGATAGCCGAGACCTGACCTTGTGGGCCAAGCACCTGTTCACGCCTGGCCTTACCCGCGTGGCATACCAGCGTTCGGAACAGGTCATCTGGTGCCTGCGTACCGATGGCGTCCTGCTGGCTTTGACCTACATCCCCGAGCAAGAAATCTGGGGCTGGAGCCGTCACGACATTGCTGGGCGCGAGATCACGGACATCTGCACCGTCAGTGAGGATAACCGCGACCGGCTGTACTGCATGGTCCAGAAGAACTCCACGACCTTCGATGTCTGCCGCATGCCACTGGAGTGGGAGTCCGGGGATGTGGACGACCATATCGGATTTGACGAGGCTGTGACCTACGACGGCACGCTGGCGTACACCGGAACCCTGACGGGTGGAACCAACTGGACGACCGCCGAGACGCTAACGCTGACTGCCGCAGGATCGGTGTTTGTCGTCGGTGATGTCGGCAAGGTGTTCATGCTGCGTTCATCGGAAGACGATGTATATGTCACTTGCATGGCATACACCAGCGGCACGGTTATCTCTGTCAAGCCGTTGACCTTGGTTCCGACTGGTCTGCGTGGGATTGCTGCCGACACCCTATTCCGCTGCACGAACACGCTGTCTGGATTGACCCACCTGGAAGGCTTGTCAGTTGGCGTTATCGCTGATCGTAGCCGTGAGGCGAACAAGACGGTAGCCAGCGGGTCCATCACGCTGTCGCGTCACTTCGCCCGTGTGCAGGCGGGACTGCCCATCACCAGCGAAGCTGTCACATTGGACCTTGAAGCGTCAGAGCGCGACACTGCGCTTGGCGACTTCAAGCATGTGACCCGCGTCATTCTGAATGTCTTGAACACCCGTGGCGCACAGGTAGGCTTGAGCAGCACGACGCTGGAGCCTATGTTCCCCGAATACACCGATATGACGAATGGCGCACCGGCCCTGCAAAGCGGGGCTAGGGAAGTCATCATGCAGTCTGCGCATACTGATACCGGGTCCATTACCGTCGTGCAGGATCTCGGCCTTCCCACGACCATCCTCAACGCACGCACCGTGTTCAATATGGGGACCGAACGATGAACTACGCATATGGGGGCCAGGGTATTGGCATGTTGTTCGGCGCTGCTGCCAGCGTCTTAGGCGCTAACGCCGGTATCCGTGCTGCTGATGCCAACAACGACATGCTCAAGAAGTCTGCGGACTTCGATCTGATGCGCGGACGCCTAGCCCAAGCCGATGTGGACCGGCAGGCTAGTGCCGTGTTGCAGGCGCAGAAGGCATCCTATGCTGCCCAGAATGTGGACCTATCATCTGAGTCTGTATCTCAGGTGCGGGAAGAATCCATGCTGGAAGCCAACCGCGTGAAGAACGAGGTCGAGCTTGACGCCGCCATGTCGGCTTGGGGCAAGCGTGAGCAGGGCCGCATCCTGCGCGACCAAGCGGGAGCAGACGCCCGTGCCGCCCGTATCGGTGCTGCGGGTCAGTTGATCGGTGGTGTCGGAAGTCTAGGCGCGGCATTCGCATAAGGAACACATGGCTATCACCGCCCCTCGTTTCAATCCTTCCGGCGTGCATGTCGGGTCCATGCCGACCCCGATGGTCAAGGCCGATACATCGACTGCCAGCGCATTGCAGACGGTCGGGGATACTATCGCTTCGCTTGGCAAGTCTGCTGAATATGTTCAAGGCGTGCGGGACCAGCGTGCCAAGCTAGAAGCACAGAGCCGTCTGACCAAGGTGCGCGGTCTGTATCTGGATTGGGAGGCACAGGCCGAAGCGGACAACGCCAAGAACATTGGTGAGATGGTCGGCGCACGGTCGATGCCGAAGCTCCAAGAGTACAAGGACAAACTGTCGTCCGAGGATCTGGGAAAGTATACCAAGGATCTGGCCCCGGACGAACTGGAAGAGTTCAACCGTCTGGTGTCTCGCCGCAAGGTGACACTGGATTCCACGGCATCGCAGCGTGCGCTGGCTGAGAACAAGCGTTACACCATTGAAGTCAACGGCACGATGTTGCAGCGCAATGTGACCATTGCGGCTACCAACCTTGTCACTGGTGACAACGAGTCGGCTGCTGGCTATTTGCAGGAAGCACAGACTTCCGCTATGGTGATCGCTGATCAGCGCGGCATGTCGAACGAGCAGAAGAATATGCTGCTGGCCGACACCCGCGCAGCCGCGTACAACGAAGCGTTCTCCATCGCGGTTAAGGAAAGCCCCGAGCGAGCCGTCACTTTCTACGAGGCGAACAAAGGACAGTTCGGGAATCACACCCCGGATGTCGAGCGTGCTATGTCCCCGGTGTACGATGCCGTGTCGATTGACCGGCATGCCGCCGCCTACGCAGGCATGCGGGATGCTGACGGGAACCTGACCGAGCAGGGCATGCAGGAAGCCATGTCAGGTAAGGTGGAAGTGCCAGACACGATGAAGCTGGATGATCAGCGCAAGTATAAACTACAATCGCGGCTGCAAGCTATGCTGGCCGATGACATTGCTTCACGCAAACAGTTGGGAAATCAACTTCTGAGCAACATCGACGGTCTGATGACCGATGTGAATGGCCATTCCAAGGCGCAGGCGTTTATTGAGCAGAACCCCAGCTATGTCAAGCGCATGATGCCCGAGGATCGTATCGCTCTGACCAAGAAACTGCTGGCAGGCCCGACCGTCACGGATATCCCCGCTCTACAGAATCTGGAAGCGAAACTTCAGGTTGCCAACACCGAGGAAGAGATCGCGGCTATTGCCGCCGAGTCTGGCAAGCATGTCATCTCGGCTGCGGATCGCCAGCGGTTCATTTCCGCCACGGAAAACAAGCGTGCCAACCTTGGATCCAAGGAAGAGAAGATCACCAAGGATGTCAAGAAACTCTGGGAAGACGCCTACGAGCGTCAGGTTCCGGAGTACCGTAGCGTTGAAGGCAAGAAGTTGTCGGACGATGAAATGAAGGCCATCAATAGCTACCGCAACACGGCGCTGCTGGTGAACGAGCTACTGAAGGATCTGGAGAGGCCGTCAATCACGGATGTCCAAAAGGCGTTCCAAGCCGCTACTTCGCGGTTCAAGATGCCCGATGGTAGCGGTTACGTGAATCAGCTTCCCTACGCCGATGTGCCGGAGGCCAGCCGAGAGGAAGCCTTGAAGAACATCCGCCGCGCCTCACGTTTGCAGGGTGCCGCTAAGGGCATAGCCGAGCGCCGCGCTGCCGAAGGTCTTGGACCCGATCCCGGTTCGCCGTCCACGCTGTCGATGCTGCTGGACAACCTTGGCGAACTGAGTCGCGCACGCGAAGAGGCGCTGGGCTTCGCGCCCTAACCGCTTGAATCGCAGTATCTAGGG